TATCAATATCCACAGTTGGAGAAGTGCCATTAAATGCTTTAATCACTTCTGCACCAGCAGCAATTGAAAGATGATGAGCAGGTATTTCCAGAACTTGGAAAATATCACCATCCGTAACTGCAGTAAATGTGCCTGCAGCAACGAGCGCATCAATATCCACTACGCCCTCTACCAAATGCATTACATTTCGTGCAGATGGTACAGCAGCAAGAGAATCGGCGGAAACGCCAGTAGTACTTTTAGCTGTTAAGTCATAAGTCGCCATAACGTCCCCTCCTTATGCTACGTTATACTTGGCATTGACAACCGCTTCTGGCCGAAGAATTTTCCGACCATAGAGGTGCATACCACGTACTATATCAGCAAAGCTATCTGGATCACGATAAGATTCCGTTTTCGTGATCTGGCTTGCAGTGGCAATAGCGGACGCATGACCCGCAACAATAATACCATAGTTAGAGTTCTGGTTAGCAGTACCACTTGTACCGGGACCAGTACCTACAGCAGGTAGATTGTTGGAAACATACACCTTAAAGCCATAATAATTGTTTAGAACCAGCCCGTTCCTAAGCGCACCGGATTCACCGAAGTCTGAATTTAGAAAACGCGAGTCTTCGTCCATTAGAACTTCCATGAAATGAGGCGATACAACAAGCCAACGACCATCTTTGTCCACAAACTGCGTGTCCAACAAACGGCCCATTCTAGCCACAACCATATTTGGAGATGCTGTAGCAGTTGGAAGGGCACTAGCACCCGGAAGACGAGGGGCAAGCGGAATTGAATGCGTACCCGCCGAAGTCGTAGTGATACTACCGAAATCACCCTTCTTCAACTGCATTGCAGATAGCAACTCATTGGAACCAGCAGTCGAAACAGCCTTGCTTCCAGATACCGTAGTATTAGCGGTACTGGCTACAGCACTGATTGAAGCTTGAGCAAACCCCGAAAGATAGCCTAGAACTTCTTGGTCATACTGATCTTTTAGGCGATAACCTGCACGATCAGATGCCATCGACTGAAAATTCACATGAGAATGCGCTTCTTCAATGTCATCTACCTTGAAAGCAAAGTAATTTGCCTTGTCTACAACAAGACTAAAATCTTCATCATCAAGGTCTTGTGGAGTAACCTGCAAACCACGGGCATACTCTTTGACCGTAATTTCAGGCTCTTTGATAATGCGGACAGTATCGCCAAAATTAGCGATTTCACCAAAGTAATCATTATTGGTGATGTCCTCCGCAACAGACGACTTACGAAAAGCAAGCTGTGTCTGTTTGGAATAAATTACAGGGCTAAAATTACCATTAGGTAAACTATTATACCCCGCTGCACGAGTAAAAGCCATTTTATCTCTCCTTTTTCTCGTATTTAACAGACGCTAACTTACAATTGTCTAACAGAGGCTATTCTTTTAGGGTGCATTAATTAATATATTTGGCCTAACATATTAACAATGGGCCTAAAGTAAATAGGTAAGTCATTAAGATAATAGTAGTTGCATAATTTAGTTTAACGTATGAGTGGTCCTACATTAATAGGAGGTCATATAATTATATACGTAGTTATATTAATTTATTCACGTTTGTCAAGGATTATCTTGCTGATCCTGAAATATCATAAATAAATTTATCTGTACGTATAGCTTCCATAATGTCATCTTGATATTTTTCATATTCATCAGATGACATTTCTTGTACACTAGACTCTCTAAGATAATCTACTGTTTCATCAGATTGAGGACGGCTTCGTTCAGTCTTTTCAGATACAGCAAAAGCAGCGTCCTTATTACTTTTCTTTTTAGAAGTTTTAATATCCTTATCAGATTTATATAAATCAATTGCTCTGGCTGCAGCTAAAGCATCTACATCATTTTCATATAAAGCCTCTTGAATCCACTTAGGTTGTTCTTCCGCCCATTCGTGAAACGCATCATCATTACGAATGTCATCAAAATCAGGATGAAATTGCATTAATTCTGTTTCTGCTTTATCTCGTTCCACCCCTTCTTGCATCTCATCTATTTCTCTAATGCGATTTTCCAACCCTTCTGCTTGTTCTCTAGCTTTCTTTATTGCTATTGTTTCAATAATACCTGCTACATCTGGATATTGCTGCGCCCATTTTTCTATCTCTTGTTCTGATTTAGGTAGCTTTATCTGTTTTTTTGTAGCAGAATCTAGCTGCGCCTCTAGCTGTTTTATTTTAACATGTAGTTCATCTGTTTGTTTTTGAGTATGCCTACGTAGATCACCGTATCTCTTTTTAAATGTTTTCTCTTCAGCAGACTTAGGAGTTTCCTCTTCTTTATTTTTTTCCTCTTCTTCTGAATCTGTTTGTTCAGAAAGTAATTCTTTTAACTCCTCTTCCTCTCTTTCAATCTTATCTTGATTAGAGTTGGGTTTCTGCATAAAAGTTTTCTTAGGTATTTCTTGAACTTCTGCTAATTCAGGCATTGTATATCTCCTTTACCGGGGCCACCGTGGCTGTATAAATACAGGGGATGAGTAGCCAGCGTATTGGCGTATGTTTAACGTGTTGCCAATCCACGTCTGCGTGTAGACATTCCTTCAGGTGAACGTAACTTAGCTAATCCACTAGCTATTTCTGGAAAAAGCTTACGTAAAACTCTTGCTTCTTCAGTTCCTGAAAACCTTCTAATGACATCCTGTTCATCGGGAGGAAGTTCTACATATCTTTTTTGAGCCTCTACTTGTAATTCATGTATAACTTTTTTTGTTATAGCTCCTAGTATATGATGAGCTTGTGTTTGTTCAGCCATGTATCTTATCTCCTTCTGTAGATAGAGCTTTCTTCTCTACTATTAAACCTAGCAGATAATGGACTGGTTCTAAACTGCGTATACATTTTCCTAAGAAAGACCTCTTTGTACATTTATCTGGATTAATATGATGTGCCATTTCTATACACCATGCAGTAGCTAATGGCCTGAAAAAATTAGTAACAGTTTTATTTTTATGCATTAATTTAACTACTGGTTTAGCCCAGTAATGATATCCAGCGTATGAAGTTTGAGAAAAGGGTTCATACTCATGGGCAGCTTGATATAATTCCTTAGACATTAAACCTTGTCTTAATAACTCTGTACAAATTACCGTTCCGGGTCCGTCTGGATCACCATCTCCCGAACCGGGAGGCCCGTGGTCTGCTTCAGAACCCTGACTACTAGGTGCGCCTGCAGTAGCTGCCCCAGAGAAATCAAAACCTGCCTCTGCTGCTGATTCTGCACTTGACATTTCACCCTTACCCATAGCAGCAACATCACTAGCAATTCCTATATCAACATCTGCAGCCGCTTGTGCTTGTCCAATAGCCGCCGCCATGTCCATTCCTGCCAGTTCGGCTCCAGAGAATGTATGTCCTTCACCTACGTCGGGGGTTCCGTAACCACCAGTACCTGTTGTATCAACATCTGTATCTGCTTCCAATCCGGGTATATCTCCGGGGGCTTGTTCACCAGTACTTATACCAAAACTTGGAGCAGCTTCCATTCCGGGTTCATCTGATGTAGTCTCTCCAAATGCAGTATCTGATTGAAAATCTAATCCGGGTATATCTCCGGGGGCTTGTTCACCAGTACTTATACCAAAACTAGCTTCAGCTTCCGATCCGGGGGGAGCTATACCAGAATAGTCTGTATCCTCTGTGCTTGGTGTTATATCAAAATCAAAAGCAGCTTCTGGATCAGAATATGCTGGATCAGTATATGCTGGAGGTGCTGGAGGTTGTGAAGTTTGTCCCGAAAATAAAGGACCAAAAGTATTAAAAGCTATACCTAATAATCCACCTTGCATTAAATCACTTATTTGACTAAATGCGGTTTCTAAATCTGGATTATCTGGAACACCTTCCGTTGTTGAAGCAATATCACCTACAGGATCAGTTCCACCTTGTCGCCTCTGCCTTCGTGGATTTAATGTTCCTGTACTAATAGTAGGAGTAGGAGTTGCTGGACCGATAGGGAGAATCCTTTGATTAGGAGTAGGATTTGTTGGTGGGCGCATTAATCCGCCTTTTTGCAAATTACGCTGTACTAAACCACCACGTTGCCATGCGTCTCCAACACCTACGCCCGTACCGGAGCCAGTGCCTACTCCACCGGGATCACCACTACCTGCTGATGGCCCAGCATCTACACCCATACCCATACCAGCTTCTCCTATGCTACCACCACCATATGCTCCACCACCATAAGATGCTGCATCAGCAGCAGCTTCGGCTGAAGCAGCAGCGGCGGCGGCTGCACCAGAAGCAGCAGCATCAGCAGCAGTTCCACTAACTCCCCCAGCCGGTCCTCCGGGCTGACCAGAAGCAGGACTAGGACCACTAAAAGCTTGACCACTAGTAGCAGCACCACTAGTAGTTCCAGTTCCAGTTTCTCCCCCAGTAGCGCCGAAATCGCCGCCATAAGCTTCAGAGACATTGGCGTCAGGATCACTCCAATCCCCACCAATACTAGGACCGGGGCCACCGGCACCTTCTTCTCTATCTATTCTTGCTTGCTCTCTTTCACGCTCTTCTCTTTCTCTGGCTATCTCAGCCCGTATCTCTGCACGTCTTTTTGCCCTTGCCTCTTGGCTATCTTCTTCCCTACGTCCTTCAACGTCGGGTCTTTCTTCAGCATTAGGATCAAACCTTCGATAACCTTCAGGTTCAGGATATATTTGCTTACCATTAAGGACAGGAATTGTGATAACATTTCCATCTTCATTTATAAAATAATACTGATCTGTTACACCTCCTGTAGCTTCACCAAATCCCGGTAAAGCCGGTGGTGGTCCAACAGGTGCAGATGTACCCGGAACAGGAGCCTGTTGTCCAGTTTCTCCTGTAGATATACCCGATAGTGTAGTAGTAGTTTGAGAAGTTGGAGTAGAAATAACAGCAGGCGTACCCATTTGAGGAGCAAGAGGCGGTGGTGCTTGAGTAGTTACGTTACTTCCGGGTTGAGTTGGAGTAGCTAGTGGTTGTCCTGTAGTTGGATTAATACTATACGTCATATTTTGACTGGTAGGAATAGTTGGCTGAGTTCCTTGTTGAGGTAAATAATAAGTACTGGGAACATAACCACCCACTTGATATTGTTTTGGTGCTTCTTCCTCCTCTTCATCTATATATTCTAAATCAATTACAGAGAATGGCATTCCACCGGGATTAAACATAGAATCATTTGGAATTTGAGCTTCATCAGGATTACCAAATTGACCCATTGCTTCCATCTTTTTATAGCCCATCATAGCTTCGTCACGCATTTTCATAAACTCTTCTACACCATGATATCGAACTACTTCAGCAGGAATAATCATTTCTCCAGAACTTAAATTAGCATCAACATTATCTGCTACTCCTTCAGTAGTACCACCAGTAGGAACCACATTTCCAGATTGCTGTTCAACTTCACCGCCTTCTTGTAAAAGCCCAATATCCCTATCGCTATTTTGAAACATATCCATTTGATTTTCTAATGCCATTACTTATTCCCCAATACATTTTGTCTTAAATCTTTAAGATGCTTTAATAGTTCAATAGCACCTTGAGCTTTATATAAAGCTACATGCTCTTGAGATTGCTCCAAAACTTTATGCTGCTGTTCAACTAAAAAATCTAAGTAATTACTTAAATTAACCCATTGGCGGTTGTTGTTGAACAGGGGGTGGAGCTTGCCCCATAGTTCCTCCTGCTTGTTCATTACCTGTAAATCCTTGTTCTTGTGGTGCGGGAACCTGCCCAGTTCCTATCGCTCCCCCACCTGTACCTGCTGTATCTTGCGGGTTCATGCCGGGAGGAACTTGCTGTGGTTGTTGAGGTTGCTGTGGTTGAGTAGCCTGAAACTGTTTAAGAAGCTCTGCTTGTATAGCTGCATCTTCCATACTATTCGTAACTTTTTCAGGATCAAGGTCCATAGACTTTGCAATCTCAGCAATGATATAATGAAACTTAGCAAAGGGAGCTAAGGCAGGATTACTTGCAACACCTAGGAATTGCATTAACCTCTGGCTTCTAACTTCATTTGCCATTAGACTTTCAGTTCCACGAGCTTTAACTTCTAAGTCTCCTCTAAGTTCAGGATTAAAATCAAACTGCATATTAAACTGAAAGAAACCTTCACCCAATGGATGTAACAAATAATCATCTACATTTTTAATAACATTTTTAATTGCACCGGACGCAGCATTCATTAACATACTAATTCCGCTTGCTGTTCTACCTGTTCCTGCTACACCTGTTTGACCATGTGCAAAGGAAGGGAAGCCGGTACTCTCATCGGCAAGCTGTCTGGCCTTATCAAACAATTGTAAATTCTCATTAGAGACATTCGGGAACTTAGTTCCAAAGATAGCTTGCCCCGGTGCCCCACCTTGCCGCCTAAATACTTTACCGGGATAAACAGATAAATCTTGTCCCGGTACTAAATTAGTTTCATCAACTTCTATAATTAAATTACCCGATAGTACAGCATTATCTACTGACATACGCATAAAGCCATTCATAAGAGATTGCGTATCTTCCATATTCTCTGCAATACCTACACCAAAGAAACTATATGGATTTAATTCATAAGGAACGGCCATATAAGGAATACGTACAGGTTTAAATGGATTTATTACAAGTCTAATTATCTTATCTTGACACATCCATATATTAGCCTGTACCTGATCTGCGTCATTAAATTCTTTAGGTAAGTCTACCTCTTCTGAATCAAGATAATCTTTATCTAAAATACCCCAATACTCTAATACTTCAAACCTATTAACATCGTGGTGAATTTGATAATCAGCTAAGGTATCTTCCCACGATTCTTTTAAATAGGATTCTCCCATTTCAACACATTCTTCAATAACATTCTCTCTAAAGAAAGGTCTACGTTTTAAAGCACGTAATTGTGTCCTACTTAATTTATGCCGCTCAACTACATACTGAGCTTCATCCATATTATTTGCATCTGGATCAGGATAAAAATTCCACACACTCACATGATTAAGTTGAGGAACTATTTTTATTTTAGGATTGTATTCACCTTCTTCTGACCAATCTGGATATTCTTTATTAATTGCAAATGGACCTTTAATAATACCTGTTCCAAATAAAGCCATTTCAAAGGCAGTATTACGAAGATGTTTGGAAGCATTGCTTTCTTCAAGCTGATCCATAATCTTTTTTTCCATCTTCTTAGCAGCTACCATAGCAGGACTAAATGTAGCAGCAGAAGGAGTAACACCTATACCTTCTTCGACATCAATACCTTCTAACTTTTCTTCTAGCGGTCCCAGTTCTAAATTATTAATTGTTGAACCGGGAGCCAATTCATTTCCATCATCCCTATGTCCATAAGGATTAGTCATCTCTTTTAACTGTTCTGGTTCTTTAGGATCAAAAGTTACATTTGCAGTAACGCCTTCTGGAAGTTTAGTAGGTTCGATACTTAAAGGAAACTTTTGACCAGCAAATAGTACATCTACAATTTGACCATACGCAGCTAATGTTTTAGTTTTAGTTACTTTAATAAAGACCCTAGATTTTTCTGCTTCTGTAAATTGAACATCTTGACTATACAAACCTCTATAATTGCGATATGCCTTTAACCACCGTTCTTCATCCATATCACGATAATCTTTTGCACGAGAATATCTATCTTGCACAAACCTAACAAGGGGGCTATTATTTATATCTTCTTCCACTGAAGAAGTACGAACATCTTCCATAGACATACCTTGATCTTCAATTATTGCATTATCTTCATCTTCGGCCATTTAATTTTCCTTAATACCCAAATGTTGCATCAGCAGGTGTATATCCTTTATTTAATAAATTAACATCAAAATCAAATATACTAAATCTTGGTCTTGTCATTACACCGTATCGTAATGCATCATATAAATGATCTTCCGATTTTGTATCTACATCTTCTGGATTATTCTTATCAAGTGGTACAGCAGGTAATTGTGATATAAGATTTACACAATTACTAAAAAGTACTAACCTTGGTGCCTCTGTAAACTCATCAACCTGTAAACGTCTATGTATTTCATTTTTACCAGATATTCTACTGCCTTTACTTCTATCTGAAGGACGCCATCTACATCCTTTCATAATCATTTGTTCAGCTAGGCTAGGTCCAGTATCCCCTCTTTTATGCCACAAAGAACTATCTAATACTCCATACTTAATTGTTCCATCTTCTTGTTCTATATCTAAAATCATATCTGCTAAATCAGCAGCTAAAACTTTAGATACATATAGTTCTCTATAAATAATTAGTTGTTCATCTGGTGCTACAGCAAACCAAACTACTGCACTATACGAACCATAACCATAATCACATGCTCTAAATTTAACCCAATTAGAAGGAATATTAAAAGGTTCAACTACATGTATTTCTCTATTAAACTCTGTAAATGCTGCGCCTTCTTTTATATCCCAGTCGCCATTTAATAACTGTCGCCGTTGTTGTTCTGGCAGAGATAGAAGCATTGCTTCATAATCACCAGACTCTGATAAATAAGGATTATCTGCTAATATAGCAGGTATAAACTTACGTCTAAATAAAGCATCTCCCTCTTTACTATGCCCTTCAGGATAAAGCATTGGCTGACCTGTTTCAATATCGGTAGCATTAAATGCTCTATTTGGTACAGCAGGATCAATAAACATTTTCTTGACCCAACTATGCCCCCTACCTCCGGGGTTAGTAGTTGCCCTCATATAGATAGGCAAATCAGGGGCAGTGGATCGTAGACGAGATCGCATGTAATTCCATGCAAATGGAGAAGCCCATTGTGTCAACTCATCAAAGCCTATCCAGCTAAATGCCAGACCCTGATACCTAGCTACGTCCTCATCTCTATCCAAGTAAGACATCCATAACCTAGCACCAGATGGCGCGACCCACTGCATCTTTCTTTCTGACCATTTAATTCCCGGCCAGATTTGCGGATACAGTTCCTGCGACTTAAATATTAGCTCTCTTAATTCTTCTGTTGTATGGCGTAATAATAAGCCGCTAAAGCTGGGATGACCCATATAACGTAATGGATCAGCCAACATCGCATATGATTTACCACCGCCTGCTGCTCCTCCGTATAATACTTCTCTTTCGTTAGCAGCTAAAAACTCAGTCTGTGGTCCTTCATTAGGTTTGAAGATAATAACATGTGTATCTTCTATTGCATCTTCTTTATCTATATGTATCTTACTCTGCTGTGCTTCTTGCACCTGTTCTTTCTTCTTCGATGGCTTTCGCCTTGAGGATTGCCTTTTCCGCATAGTCTGCCCATCGGCGGAGGCTTGTAGCTTGATCTTTACGCTGTCGCTCATTGGCTAATCTTTTCCTTAATCCTACATGTGAAATGTAACGACCAGTACGTGTACTTAACCAGTTAGCTACCTCTCTATACGAATATTGTTTTACGTATTTTCTGGCTTGTTCTAATGCTTCCAATTCCAAGGATACAGGTAACAGTAGTTCCTTATCTTCAGTATCTAGTATATATCCAAAAGGAATTGTCCTAGCAATTCTTGGTATCTTTAACCATTCGCCTTCATCTTTTAAATCCGTAGGCTGTGGTAATTTCCAGACACCTACTTCTCTAGTCATCATCCGAAGTATTTTTAGCTGGTAATAGCATTATACCACCAGAGCTTTCTACTTGCAACTTCTCAGTTTTAACTAATCCACTTCGATCTAATAGTTCTCTTGCAGCAGCCATCTTTTCTTTTATGCCTAGCTCTGTTGGGTCTGTGATACCACTGACCATAGCCATAGCTGCCCTAGGAGCATTACGAGCCATGAATAGCTGCGTAGCTTCCAACACTTCATCTCGTAAACCCTTAACAATATCTGTAGTACTGGTATTCTCTGAATACCCAGCTATTAATTTAGCTTTTACTACATCCCCCGCTGCCTCATCAAAGAGTGCGGCAAGAAAGGCTGCTTGTTTTTCTGTTAGGTTTTTGCTCATTTTACCTTTTTCTTAGGTTTATCTTCTATATTACCATATCTAGTTATCGCCCAAGAACAACAATCAAACTTAAATAGTCCTTCTGTTGAATGTGGACGCCAAGTAACTAGTATGCCATAAGAACTAAAAAGTATTATAATTGTTGCTACTATACTATATAAAGTTCTCTTTTTCATTAGTATACATATACTCCATGTTTCATAGAATAAGCTAATCTTATTGCTCTTGTCTTTACTTGTTTAGCCCATTTTGAATCTAGCATTTCTTTTGCGGCGGAATTATAATCATATTGTTCTAAAGCTGCCCACATTTTAACAAAATTACATAATCTAGGTACACCCATATTAAAGGCCATATCCATTAATACAAGCTGTCGAATAGAATCTACAAGTTTAGTAACGGGCCTTACCTTAAACAATTCATTTGCCATAATATTAATATCTATTTTTAAAAGAAAGTATGCATCTTCTTTCGTAATACCTACTTCATAAATTTCTTCTATAGTTTTATTTAATGTATCTAGCTCAAATTCAGAGAAGCCTCTATCTTCAATATTTCTTCCAACTCCAATTGTATCAATACCTAAAATATCTTGATATACATTAAGTCTAATACCCTCATGTCTTACAAGTTGTTCAACTAACCTGTCTTCACTAAAAGATAGCACCTATTTTTTTCTTCTTGTAGTTGATATAGTAGATGGTTTACCTACATATAAACCAAAGAAAGCTGCACCTGCACCTACAATAGTAGATATAAAGGCAGCTTGTGCATTACTTGGATCAGGAAGAGACATAAACCACATAGTTGATTGATAGAAAGAATATATATACGCAAACATAATTAAGCGAGGTACAGTACGAAACCTATCTAGTACACCCGCTACCTTATTATACCAAGTCGATTCTTCCTCATCTATATCCGGTACTAGATCAGCAACAAGAAGTTCATACTCCTTAGTAGTTTCAACTATTTTAACTTTATCTTTTGCCATTTATTATTATTCACCTATCATTTTTTAGCAAATGCAGAGCCTGTTAAAATAGCCCCAAATGCTAAATGAAATAATCCCCCTCCCATAAGAGTAAAAGGATTATGTTGACCTGTAAGTTTCTTCATCAATTCCATTTGAACCATTGGCTCTGGAGTACTATTAATAATCTCCATAAATAAACTTATATCAGGGCGGTTAATACCGTACCATATAGGTACAAACATAAAATCATAGAAGCATATTAATAAATATATAATAAGTGCTGTCCATCGCCACGTCATCGTAGCTTTTTCGTGTGCTGTTAATGTGTCTTTCATTTAAATACAAGGAGGAGTACATCTCATATCATTTGCTAATACTATTATTGACACTATACCAATAGTTACTAAAGCTATTATAATTGCTATTTTCTTAGGACTCATTACTTTTTCTTTCCAAAAAACTTAGTGGCACTGCGTACTCCAAAAGAAGCAGCTATAATTACACCTAAACTATACTGATACCATTCAGGCATCTGTTCTAATTGAGCAAAACCATTTTTTACAATCTCTTCACCACCCGGAATGAATGCTAGGATTAATGGTATCGAAAATAAAATTACTAACCACTCATCCTTCCAGCTATTCTGTGATCCTTTGATTGCTTCCAAGTCCCAATCAATTTCACCAGTAGCCTGCTTTTGCATAATAGTTGCCTTAGCTACAGCTTCAGCAACCTTAACATCATTATTTGCTTTTGTGGTAGCAAGACGACCTTCT